TTATCTTTATGTCCTACGTCCATTCCCTGTACTACATTGTCACCCATAATCCTACGAGCTTTGTTTCTAGAAGAACGTCTTGCAATCTGTTCTGGTGTTCCGTGATAATTTGCATATTCTTTTGCATAATTTCTTTCTACAATATCATGTAACCAAGCTTTGTGTACTTTACCAGTACTGTCGTTAAATGCAACATAGTTTGTACCTTTACGAATAATCCTACCTTCTACTCCATTTGCTTCTACTAAATCACCAATATTCCAAAGTTTACCTGTAAGATACATATCTCTAAGTGTTTCAAAATCATTCATCACACCCATATTACGTTCTTCTCGAATACCCATATTCTTACGAACATCATTATAAAGCTTTTGTGCATCTCTAAAACCAGAAGGTAATCCTGTTTTAAATGAATCAAAATCACCAGATGATGCAGCTGCTCTCATTTTAGATGCAGACATTCCAGTAACACCTTCTGCATCTGGATCACGTTCACCAGCAGAAACAACTTCGATATTATCAAAACCATAATACCCATGTGCAGCTTCAACACCATTATACTTATTCAAAAGCCTTTCAAACTCTGAAACTCTGTCTGAACCAACAACCATCACAATAGACTTATGACCTTTTTTGTGTAGGGAAACTGCTATTTCGATTGCATTTCGTTCTTTACCAGCAACAATATTACTTTTATATTTTGGAAACATCTTTCTCATATATGCAATTTTTAATGCATGAGGTAATGGGTCTTTTTTAGGATTTTGTGAATGTGATGGATATACATACATTATAGAACCAGCATTTCTAGATTGCTGTTTTGCAAGTGCATCTATGAGTTTTTCGTGGCCTGTGGTTGGTGGATTAAATCTTCCAAAAGTAAATACAGCGGTATCCCCACGAGCCTCTAGTAATTCTTTAAAATTTTTCATTTATCCCATGCCTTTATTGCGGTGAAGTTATTAAAAGAAAACTCCATTCTGTCTACTAATTTAACAGCACCACCACTAATTCTATCAATAGCAACATAACCCTCTGGATTAGTTACTTTAAATCCATTTGCGGTCTTGATGAACGTATCTGTCAAGCCCTTTACACTATTTAGTTTTTTTACAATTTGCATTTTAGCATCAACTAGATAGTTTTGAAATGTTATAACTTGTGTTAAATTATTAACGTGTTTACTCACTTCTCTCATATATTCTTTTTGTATATTCTTATATTTATCTTTACCTTTATCACTTTTTGCTTTGTCTATTTGTTTTTGAAGTGACATTTCAATCCACTTAACATATCCCTGTGCATGTTGTTTTGGGTTTTTAATAGTTTCTCCAGCACGAACTTTACTATTATTATACGTTTTAAGTGATGCTCCAGCAAGAGCTCCTGTCATACTTTCTTGTAAGTTTAAAAACTTCTTTAACATGGATGGATTTATTTTTCTAAATGTTGAACCTGTAGCAGATAATGCTGCAGTCACTTTATCTGTTTCAGACGCAGTCATTGTTGATCTACCAGAAGTATCTTTGTATGTAGCATCATCCATCCATACAGTAGATGGTTTTTTTAATCCAGATATGTTTGCACCAAATGATGCCTTCATAGTTTGTAATGTTTTTCCTGTGTATGTTGTATGCCAAACAACACCTATTTTAGATTTAGCAATTACCCTACCAAGATTGCTATCAGTAGGAATAGCATAAACAATAGTATTAGGCTGAAAAGTGTGATACGATACCCCATCAATAGTTTCTTTTGAAACGTCATCCGTGAACATGAGGTCACCTTGTAAGACTCCTTTAATTCCAAGTTTTGAGAACTCTGAGAGTGCAACTTTAAATTTGTCATTTAAGGCTCCAGATAAGTCTGCATCTATTTCTGCACTTGTCTTATATAATTTAGGACTTACATTAAATACTGATTTCTTTGCAACAAAAAACTTACCATCCTCTGGATCAATACCAGCAAATATTGCAGGAGCTCCATCCCACTTGACAGTCATATTAACAGAAGACCTAGCAGAACCAGCCAACATATCTCTAAGAGATTGTAAAAAGTTAATTGCAGCTCTACCACCATCAACACCATAATTAAGGATTTCATCCTCTAGATGTTCTAGGTGTAAATTCTTACCACCTTTATCTTCATTCAGTTCAGAAAATTTTATCATCTTTTTAATAACTCTTTAAATTCTTTTGTTGGTGTTGCTAGAAAGTTAGGTGCTGCTCTAAAGTTACCTTTATATCTTAATGTTATATCACTAATTGGTGTTGAACCAACGTATAATTGAAAAAACAATTGAGCTGCAGTAGAGCCTGTTTCGTATGCCTGAGTCCTTTTTGGGTCTAATACCATTCTTACTTTACCAGAACTATATAATTTGTCAAGGGCCCCAACCATAGTATCTACGCTTTTATATTCACCTTTTTCTATTACTGGGCCTTTTACTAACTGTCTACCTATTCCTGTGACTAATGCAAAATCAAAATTAAGTTTCTTTAAATCTTGTAAGTCCATTTTAAATATAAGTTGTAAAAGTTGTTGACCAAATAAATCAGAGTTTTTAACTACAGCATCAGCTAATGGTTTAAACCAACTTTTAGATTTTTTTAGTTGATAGTTTACAAGTTCATTTGGTATTCTTTGTACAAACTTTTGCCAATTCCCTGTATTAATTCCCTGTCCTCTATTACCAAGTTCTTTAATCATAGCTGCATCTAGCCAAGGATTACCATCTTTATCTACAGCTACTTTTGGTTTTCTTCTTTGTAGTATTTGTGCTGATTTAACAAGACGAACATAAAATTCACCTGCTGCAACATCTAACTCATTACGAACTTTATCAAACTCTGAACCTTGTATCATAGTAGAAAACCCTTTATTAATTAATGTAGGGTCAGCTGTTGTAGCGGATATCTTTTTCTTTAAAGATACCCCTAAAAAACTATTACCTTTTTTAATTATAAAGTCAGATGCATTATAATCTTTCATTCCATATTTTGTTACTTGAAATTGTTTTACATCATTATCCCAAGCTTTACCTGTAAGATAAACTTTATCTGCACCGCCGCCATAGTTTTTTTGTATTACTTCAGCTGCAGAGATAGCTTGACATAAATTACCGTAGTCTTTTTCTAGTGCCTCAACTTCTAAAGAGGTAAACCCAATGACTTTGCCAGATTTTGTAATTTGTTTTACTTGTTCAATTAGAGCATCAAGGTTTTCAACTGTTTCAATTTTAGGAACACTTGTTAATGTACAAAGTGCTGCAGTCATTAATTCATTAGGATCAGCTTTTGCACCACCACCTCGTTTACCATCAGGCCGTGTTTGAACATAGATATCTTTTTCCATATCTTTGTGTTTGAATAGGAAATCTTTTTTTGCTCTTGTTGTGGAGGGTTTTTTTAATTCTAAATCAGTATCTTTATTAATAACTTCATTTGCCATTGAAGTGAAAGCTATTCTTTTACTAGCAGGTAAAACAATTTGAACACCAATTCTTTTACCTGTATTTTTGCCAGGTCTAGAATCTTTACTTATCTCACCATCTATTGAACCAATGTTGTCATCAATTTCTGCTACAAGTTCAACAGCAAATTGGTCATCATTTCCACCCTTATACTCTAAAGCCTCAGATAAAAAATCTGAAACTTTAGTGATAGGTTCTACTTTAATTTCTTGAACAGGTTTTTTAACTTGCTTCACAAATCTTCGTAAGCTCATCAATTTCTCCATTGGCACAAATATTTAATACTATTTATATAAAAGTAGCTTCTATAAACTTATAATACTACTGACAATAGAGCTAAGTGTTAACATAACTACCAACCATCCAATTAACATCAATAGTAATAGTTCTCCCTCAGTTGGTGGTCTTTTATCCATTATACCTTAAAATCTTTTATAGCTGAAAATTTATCTGTGCTACTTCCAAACTTTGTATTGTCAAAGACAGCATCAAGTTGATTTTGTCCACTGTCAACTAAATCATCTTGTGCATTTGTATCTACATCAAACAATCTCATTTTAGAACGATCAATACCTAACACAAATCTTTTATTCATAGTTGGGTCATTATATCTATTCTTCAACTGTTTAACAACTATTTGGTTAAGTTCATCAAGTTCTTCATTACTAATAAGGGCAAACATAAAATCAGCTGTGGCTGGTAAGCCGAATGATTCAGATGTGTCTTCAAGTCCAATGTCAGTTGACGTAAAACCGCCTCTTGTTGTTTGCGTTGCTGACATGATGGGAACATTACATTCCACTGCAAGTCCTCGCAACTCTTCTGCAACACTTTTGATGTAACTATACGAGTTAACATTTTGTGCTCCTTTAAATCTACTAGATGCACATATATTTAGATAATCAATAAAAATGATATCTGGTTTAAAAGACTTCTTAATTGCAAGTTCTTTGATTAATCCTCTAAAATGAGAAGAGTGTGCAGATGCAGTTGGATATTCTTTGACAATTAACTTACCAGAAGTTTTCTTAATGATCTTTGCAATCTTATCATCAAACATTTTCTTTGGTAAATCATGTAAGTCTTCCATAGATATATTCATCAAGTTTGCATCAATACGTTCTGCAATACGTTCCTCTGCCATCTCCAAAGTAATGTATAAAACATTTTTACCTTGAGATAAAGAGTTTGCAGCCATGTGACACATAAACAAAGATTTACCAACACCTGTACCAGCAAGTGCAATATTCAGAGTTTTGGTTGGAAGTCCACCCTTTGTAATCTTGTTAAAAAACTCTAGGTCAAAAGGAATACGTTCCTCTACTTTATGATAAAACTCAAACCTTGAATCTGAATCCAACAAGTAATCGTGACCAACAGCATTATCAAAACTGACTGCCAAGGCATCTGTGAGAATACTTGGTATAGAATCTGGCGTTCTATTTTTATCTTTTCCATCAATAATAGATATTCCATCCACAATTGCATTGTATATCGCCTTATCCTTACAAAACTTTTCAGTCGTATCTAACAGCCAATCCATATCAACGTCTGTACTGTTTAGTGTTTTTACAATTTCTACAATTTTTGAATGTTCAGTCTCAGTTAAATCTTTTCTTTGTTCGACTTCAATTTCTAAAGATATTTTTGTAGGAATCTTCTTATATTTATCCACAAAGTTGTGGATTTCTTCAAAAATAATTCTTTCTTCTTTTACATTAAAATATGAAGATTTAATAAAAGGTAAAACCTTTCTACAATAATCTTCATTCGTCAACAAATTGCTGAGAGTCGTCCTCTCTATCGTCTGGTTCAATACTTCCATCCTCTGCTTGTGCTATGATGACATGATAAAGTATGTCACCAATTAATTTATGAAACTCTTTACTTTCTAGAATCTCTTTAGATACTCCATTAGTGTCTAGTATATCATAATCAAACTTTAAATTCAAGTGCTTTTCTTGCGTTAATTTAGTTTCATCTGGAAGTGTTACTTTTCCATATTTATATACAACACCACTATATTTCGTTTCATCAGTAAGACCAATCAAAGTTTGATTTGGGTGTTTTTCATTAGTTAAAAATACAAATTTTTTAGTGATTGGATCATTCATTATTTGTTTCATTGTTGGTAAATCAGACATAATGTAAATAACTCCCTACAATATATTTTGGTTTGTCTATAGGTTTTTCTCCAGCATGAAGCCATGGCCACATAGGTGGAAATATTAAACAAGAACCTTTTTGACACTCAGATACAATATCATGTTGCGGAAAAGATGTACTACCCTTTTCATTATCATCTAAGTATAAAAAGAAAACTAAAAATCTTCTAGCACTATTATGATCGTTCACATCAACGTGATTACCAAACTGGTCAGTTCCATCTGGTAAATATCTTTTTAACCTTAAAGGTTCAAGAGAAAACTTTTCAGGCCACATATTACCTATGATATTACAATCTTTTTTGTACTTATCAACTTGAGACATTAGACTTTTAGCAATAGTTCCTGCATCTTCAGTCCAATCTTTGTGTTTTAGTAAGTGTATTTGAGTAAAAGACATTTCACCTTGTTTTTGTTTCTCATATTGATCTGTACTATTTTCAAATCTATCAATTAGAGTATCACACAACTCTGGTGATATTACGTTATCATATCTCCGAATGTACGTTTCCATATTTAAATTCCTTTTCAGCGGCTTCATCCAATTGTTTCATAACTTCTTCAGTAAAGTAGTCTTCTGGATTGTTAATAATAGTTTTACCAAATTGTGTTTTACCATCTGGTAATTCTATACGAGTAGAAACTTGTTTAAATATACCATACTTAATTGCAAGTTCTAATAAACCATAATATCTATCAAGACCTTTATCATATGACAACCTAACATCTACCATTTTATTTTCTATTGTTAAACGTGACTTATGGTTCTTACAGTGAACAATATTACCTACAACTTCTGTACCATCTTTATCTTTTTTCTTAGATAAGAACACAATAGATGATGCTGCATATTTTAATCCAGAACCACCACCCATTTCTTTTGTTGGAAATAGTGAACCCATAGAATCATAAGTATGATTAGTAACAACCATAGGAACTTTTGCTCTACCAAGTTTCAAAGTCAATACACGAAATGCAGCTTTAAGAACTTGAGCTCTTGTCATATCTCTTGTTTCTTTACCATCAGAAGTATCTTCTACTTCTTTGGTAGTTGATAACATACCAAGAGAATCTAAACATAACATGATAGGTTTACGATCAGCTTCATTCTTTGCAAGATATGAATCTAATACTTTGATTGCCTGTGTACGAAATTCTTGAACTGTAGTTACTGGAATAATAACCATTCTTTGTGGATCAATACCTCTATCAACTACCATTTGTTGTGTAATTGCACTTTCACTTTCAAAATACAAAACACCAGCATCTGGATTTTCATCAAGAAAGTTTTTTACTATTCCCATGAGAAAAAAAGTTTTACCTGTTGCAG